GGATCTTACCTAAGTAGTTATGCCCCTTGCCATTGTAGATTCCCCAGTATGTATCGCCCCAGTAGTTCCCCTCGACCAGATCATGGCCTTCAGTCGCCATCAACAGTGCGCGCAATTCAGGATGTTTGAACTTCTGAATTAACAGGTCCTCCATGATGCGTCGTTTATGTAAGTGCCAATCCTGCTTCAGTTTGAGCTTCTGACCTGCGCGCTTTGCTTGACCTGCTGTAGGTATCAGGCTCATCAACGCACGCTCACCCCAATCATCCGACTTAGCAGCTTGATACGCATGCTCAACAGTCGGAAACATGATGTTGTCAAGTTCGACCTCAGAGGGGTGGAAGTTACTCAGAAACTTGAAGTCACCGTCAAAATGGTCAATCATATTAATTCCTCATATAGAAAAACACCGCCTTTGACAGCGGTGTGATTGTGTTAGCCTTTTTTCTTGTAGTGTCGTTCAATGAAGAGCATAGACACGAACCAGACAACAATAATACCGATCCATAATGCGTAGGCCTTATCTGTGTACGCAATTGCAGAAAACATCATTATAATAGAGTCGTAGTACGAATAACGCGGTGTGTGCAGGAAGCCTTTCAACATATCAACTACCTCACATGTTCATCAGGTTGGCAAACTTGTTGTTTTCGTAGAACTCGGTCACACGACGGTCAACAATGATGTCTTTGCGTGCGATCTCTTTCAGAACGTAGAGCCCTGCAAGGGTCCGCAGACGACTGAACGCGACATAGCCCTGTCCGTGTGCAAAGAAGCCGTTGCCAGTGTAGAGCGCTGCTTGTGACAAGCTCAGACCTTGAGATTTGTGCACAGTACATGCATAGCCAAGACGCAAAGGGTACTGTTGATAGTCAGCAACAGGCTTAATACCCACACCACCTTCGCCACCGCTGAAGTATTCGTACTCAGTCCACTTGAACTCTTTGACAGTGATGTGTTCACCTGTTTCCAGTTGAATCATGATACTGTCATTGAACATCTTTTCAACGTGTCCTGTCTGACCGTTGTAGTACGAGCCATCAAGCGCGTTTGCACAGATCAGTACCTTGCAGCCGACTTTCAGCGACAGACATTCAGGAACTGGCAGATCTTTGAACGGCCCTTTCTTCTTACCAACGTAGAGGCGTTCCTCACCCATGATGTCGTCATAGTTGTGCTTGTTGACCGTATCCGCTTCACGGTTGGTCGAACACAGGAACAGCGTGTCGTCGTCCATCTCTTCTTTGCTCATACCCTGTTCATTCAAGAACTCGAGGCTTGCTTCGAAGTTGTCATCACGGGTACGGATGCTGTTGAGTGCATTGATGAACACTGCATCAGATTGACGCATGACCTCATCAAGTTCGATGGTCTGGAAGCCTGCTTCACGCCATGCATCAGTGTCGAAGGCAAACGGGCTGTCGAACTCTTTCAGGAAGTATTCACCCTCAGTCGACTTGGTGTTGAGTACTGGCGACAGTTGGAAGAAGTCACCGACGACGATCACTTGCAGACCACCGAAAGGCTTGTTCTTGCGCTTTGCTTTACGCAATGCCATGTCAATCGCCATGAACGTGTCAGCACGTACCATAGAGATTTCATCGATCACGATACGGGTGATTGAGTCGTCGCTGAACAGTTCCTTGACCTTCTCGTTGACGTTGTTGCGCTGTTGTGGGGACAAGTAGCCAAGTCGTAGACGGAACGTGCTATGAATCGTCGCGCCCTTGATGTTCTGTGCAGCAATGCCTGTAGGGGCGAGGAAGATCGTGCTGTCGGAACACAGGTCACGAATCTTGCCGACCAGGACAGATTTACCAACACCACCGGGCCCGGATATGAACGTGTTTGCACCATTCATGATCTGGTTAAAGGCAAATTGTTGTTTCGTATTCAGTTGCATTCGGTATTTTCCACTTCATCAATCATTCGTTCATTAACAACTTCGGTGAGCGCTTCGATTAGTTCAAGCGCCTGCTCTTTGCTGAGTTGCACATCATGTTCACCAGAGCCGTGATGCTTGACCACAGTACCCAAGAACAAATTTCCGTATTGCACCGACATAATCAACTCATCACCAAGTTGATTCTGGCAGCCGAAACGACGTTCAAAGCATGATGAAAGCATGACTTAAATCCTCTCACATTCATATTAGAAGGGCCCAGAGTATGAGCCCATCCACAAGTTACGCCAAGATAATTCGCGACGGCTCGGACTGTTCAACTACTGGTTCAACAAGAACCCCTTCATCAGGTTCAGCAACAGGTTCACGCATACCGAAGATCACCGCGAACTCTTCGCAGATTGCCTTGAACAGGAAGTCTTTCGAACGCTGTTCCTGTGGCAGTTGAGCGTAGGGCACCATGCACGGATGCATCTTGACTTCAGGACGCTTCTCTTTACCGTAGACCCATCCATCACGAGTCTTTTGAGCCATCCAGTTTTTGTGCGACTGCTCAGGAGTGCAATCGGGATTGGCGATATGGAAAGCAACACCGTCGATTGCAGACTGAACTTGCCAGTCAGGAGCTTGGTCCCAAGGCACTACAGTATCGTCACCAATCGACAGACAGTAGGCGCGATTCACTTGGTGCGCAACTTGTGCAACAGTGATATACATCGCGAAGGTCTGTTCCTGTTCAGGGGTCATTTGTTGCTGTGCTGCTTCACTCATGCTTAGTACTCTCTTTGTGATAGATGCCGATTGTGTATTTGGTACGCAGTTCCCAATCTTCTTTGTCAGCGTACTTGATGATCTTCACCACGTTAGGTGAGCCCATCGGGACAAGTCGCTCAGGGTCAACAACCTTGATCAGGTTCCACTCAACCAACATCTGGACGATGCGGTTGCGACGTTCAATGTCACTTTCGCTCAAGTCGGTGCGCAGACCGTCGAGCGCCAATAGCTCTTTGAAGTGACAGATGTAGTAGTGACCTTGACGGTGTAGAATGTGTGCCGACTGAGTCAGCACCTTTTCACTGCGACTCGCAAGACCGATGCGAGTCAATGTTTCTTTGACTTTCCGAAAACTTTCCGTATCGAGTAGTTCAACCTCAACCATTTTTTCGATTACGTCCACTGGACTTATCATTACTGCGACCTCCAACGTCATATGATGCTTTAATTGTCTGCAAATCTTCAGGTGTTAACAACTTCAAATACTCTAGTGCTCGCAGACGGTTGACGCCGTAATGCTTAACAACTAAATCGATATTTTCCTTGTCGTCTCCGCTTTGTTTAGCCCACTTGTTGAAACGCTTCTTTTTGCTGAGTAAGTAGAAGTAGAAGTCATGCACCTGCTCTTTGGTGAGCTGCCAATGCTTGTTCAGTTCATTGGCATACATGATTGTTTCTACGCTTTGCGACATCCCCCGATTGATCATGAACGGGGTAAAGTCAGGTGCAGTTTCTTCACGGAACAGGTATTGCTTGTCGTAGTTCAAATCAGTTAACCAATCGAACAACGCGACCTTAGTCCGCTTGTACTCTTGCTCCTCTTCCTTAACCTCTACGGCCTGACCGTTCAGATCGATCATTTGAATGTCACACTGCTCATCAGCGTAACGCACATTGCCGCGATATGTAGCTCTTTATCGGCAACAACACTATCGTACCGTTGATAGTCTTCAAGGATCAAAACTGCTTCAGGAATCGATTGTGGGTCGATGTGTTCTTTCAACGTCTTGTACAACTTGGTGTACAGCGACGAAATGTCGTTGGTCGCATTCTCTGCACACCATTGACGCACATCAGCGAACTTCTTAGCCTTCAGCGACTTGATCAATCCATCAATGCTGACTTCCTGAAGATCATTCAGAATGCCTGCGTCGATTTCACCACCGCGACCATATTGTTGCAACTGGCCGAGGATGCGACGGTTGTCGGGGAAGAACTTCTGGATCAAGGTCGCGACTGCGGTCTGATCGTACTTGATATTCTCATTCGCAAGAATAGCACATACGCGCTGAAAGAACTTCGCCTGAATCAGTGGTTGCTCGGCTTTTGCGATCTCGAAGTCCACACGCACTGTACGCGAATGAAGCGGGTCGATGATGCGGTTCGGGTAGTTACAGGTGAAGATGAACGAACACGTCTGTGAATAGCTCTCTAAGCCGCCACGCAACGCGCTTTGTGCTGCCGCTGTCAGTGCATCAGCTTCGTCGAGAATCACGCATTTACCAGCGTCAGAGAAGCTTACAGTTGATGCAAAGTCTCTGATCTTGTTGCGGATCGTGTCGATGCCGTTATCTTCCGATGCGTTGATGATAATCCAGTCAACACCAAGTTCTTGGCACAGCGCTTTTGCCGCAGTAGTTTTACCAGTACCAGCTGTACCACACAGCAGGAGGTTAGGGATGCGACCACCTTTGATGATGTCCATGAACTGGGTATTCAGTTTCTTGGGCAGGATGCAATCAGCAATCCGTTGTGGACGATACCGCTCAACAAAAAGTGGTTCTTTCATGTTGCAATCAATTGACATTCTACAACCTCACAATTACAATGATCAGGTAACAAAGCGCATTCGTTTAAGAATGCGCTCCAGATACTACATGCCTTAAGGCTTAGGCGCAAATGTGCTAGTGCTGCTAGCGTCCAGAGCCATCCAGAAGGTCTTGTTGGCGTTGGTCACTTTGGAGATTTTGCGCGAACTGATTTCGAATTTGCAGTCGCCATCCAGAACAGCCAGGGCATCGGTCTTGTAGAACAGATCGAAGGTATCAGAAGTAGTGCCGACTTCGATAGAGAAGCCGTTGGTGTCATCACCCGAACCGTTGTTGCGGTCGAATGCGCTCAGCACAACTTTAGCACCATCAGACTTGAAGCCGACATATTCCAGTTTCAGCGCGTTCGCCGCGTTCATCACAGCCTTCAGTTGCTGCGCAGTCACGCTGACTTCCAGGTCTTCACTTGGCAGTTGGAAGTCTTTTTCGAAGTAAGAGTTGATGAGCTTTTCAGCGCCATCCACATACTTCAGCTTTTGACCACCATCCTCAGACTTGATCAGAACAAACTTGTCGTTGCTGAAGTCCAGGACAGGATTGGAAATGATGCCTACAACGCCGATGAACTCACGCACATCATAGATGCAGAAGGTACGCGGGAAGTCTTCAGCAATCGGTGCCTGAAACGCGATGGTCTTGGTATCGTTGACGCTGCGAATTTCCTGCTTGCCTGCAACGATCTTCAGTGTCTGGTTGATTGCATACAACCCTTTCAGAATATCAACAGTTTCTTTGCTCAGACGCACTTCGTTAGTGTTGCTCATGTATTTCATACTCCAAGGGTTTTTAGTTACACAGTGTTTAGGCTAGCCATTCTACAGTGTGACAATTACTTGTCAACACTAATATTTGATTTTACTTTAAGTACGCAACTATCACGTAACCGAAGAGCGACAAGATCCCCTCCGTATACGCAACCGGCATCGATGTTGTACGAAGCAACATCAAAACCGCGCTGCTCTTCAACTTGCTTTTCAAGGTCATGATAGTTCCACTTCTGGTGTCCGTGTACGAACGTGGTGTCGGTGTGATGCGCTCTTAGTTTATCCATATCAACAGCAGTCGAGCGCATGCAGTAGTTAGGGACACTACCGATAGCATCTCTGAAGATGAAACCGATACCCTTCTCGATATCTTTTATAGGTGCATGGCTCAGTACAAACGCCTGACCATCGATAATGATCGTGTAGAAAGTTTCACGTTCGATCAACAGGTCAACAATCCACTGTTGTTTGTCTTTAGGTAACTGTGCCAGTGCTTCATGGTTTTTGTTACGCGCCAGAGACGAATAAGGCTTATATCCGTAATGTTCAAGGACGAAGTTGTATTCGTGATTACCCATTACCTTAAAGTCTGCTGGATCATTGATGATCATGCCGGCAAAGTGTGGGCCTCGGTCGATCATGTCACCGAGTTGAAAGATACGTGCATACTTACCTAACAGTCGGGCATCATGCTCACACTTATCGACCAGAGCGTTGTATTCGTCCGCACAGCCGTGAACATCACCAATCGCGTAATACTCGCAATGAGGCTCAGCGACAACGATATGCTTCATTAGCAGATCTTGGATAGGATTATATTTCATTGGACGATTTCCCAATCTTGGTTGATACGGACGAACTCCACGCCAGTATCGTACTTAGCCGCTTCTTGGAAGCGCGGCATGAGCGTGTAATAACGCGTACACT